CATGGTCCGCCCGGGTGATCAGGATGGTGCTGCCCTGTACGGTTGCCGTATAGCCGTTCTGCCCGTTGATGTGGGGCGTGGCGCTCAGGGCCAGTTGGTTGGCGATGTAGTCGGTAGCCCCCTGCTCTGGGCTGCTGGAGCCGGCTGCGGGCGTCTGGAAGGAGGCCGTGGCGTTGTTGCCTGCGTTGCTGCCCTTGCCTGTCACCGTCACCGTATAGGTTGCCTTGGTGCTGGTGGCCCGCACGAAGACAATCGCGGTTGGGTACTGCGCGGGGGACAGCACGCCGGTGTCCATAAGGGGCTTGACCTGCCGGTTGAGGAGCAAGGTAGTGTCCTCAATGACGACCGCGCGGTATTGGTCCGCAGGGCTGACCCCCACGACTGCATCGAGGTAGCCATCCGTATTGGTCCCGGTGATGGTGGCGTCCACCCCGCTGTCCAAGTTAATGGCGAATGGCTTTGTGTTGTCCACGATGCCGGTCAGGTAGTTCTCAGCATCCCGGATCACCTCAGAGAAGAAGGCCCCGGTGAGGTCTCTGGCTGCCCACACCTTGACCACCTCAGCGCATGGGCGTGCCTGTGCCCCCTCGGATGGCGAATTGAAGCAGTCGAATTGGCTCTCGCATTGGGTATCCCGGCGCTGCTGCTCCGCCTGCTGGGACACGCCCTGCACGAGATTGGGCACGAGCTGGGTCTGGAGGTCCGTTTGGCCAGCCATGCGGTGTTACCTCCTGCGGAACTTAGCGAAGTGCGGGCTGATCTCCGAGATGTCCCGGTCATCGTGGTCGGTGTCCTCCTGCTCCAAGGCAGTGAGGAAGCCCTGCACCATTTCATCGGTGTACCGAAAGTTGCTCGGGGACGGCAGCCTTGGAATAGCGAAGCGCCTTGCTGCAAGGGCCGTGATGTAGGACTTCATGGCATCCGTGAGGCTCTCAAACTCAAGGTACTGCACGAGGTCCACCGTCACGCTCTTGCCGATGGTGAAGGTCCGCAGCTTGGGGTCATAGAGCTTGCCGTCACGGGGGACCAAGCGGTTGCCCGAATAGCCCCGGCTGATCTTGACCTTGGCGGTGTCCAGCGGGAGGTTCACCGTGCCGTCAATCTCGGGGTCGAGCACAAAGCCCCTGCTGGTATTCTGCTCCCAGCCCGCACGGAGGACCTCACGGCTCACATCGTCCAAGGCCTTCTTGGCTGCCGCTGCGTCCTCGTTGATGTCCACCTGTGCAAGGCTGTCCACCCCGGAGACCCGTGCGGCCTCAAGCAGGATGTTCACGGCATCAAGGATGGTGGTCGGTGTGGTGGGTGTCGTGTCGATTGCCATAGGCGTACGGTCCCGTTATGGAGGCACAGGGGCCTTGTTACTGCTGGGGCGCTGGAGGAACGGAAGGGAGAGATGCGTCACCCACCCCGCTCAAGTTTCCTGCCCCTGTGCCCGCATAAGGGGACGCGGTGCGCGTGACCTCCCCGGGTAGCACGAGGCTATTCTCCGGGGAGGCCCGTTATGCGCAACTAAGTGGGGAGGGCCTTAGCTGCGAACCGTAGTGGCCAGCTCGATGCTCGCCTCGGGGCGGAGGACATCGTGGCCGTTGAACTGGGAGGCAATCGCGATGGTGCCGAGACGCTCCTCCTGGTCCTTGACCACCACGCGCATGCCACGACGCTCCAGCGAGCCGACTGCCCACTTGGACGAGATGTGGCCCACGGTCGTGGTGAAGTTGCCCTGATACTTCGTGAGGCCGGTCGTGATGTTGGTCTTCGGGATGTGGTTGGTGCCCTTGACCTCGAAGCCGGCGATGGGGCTGTTCACACGGGCCGAACGGCGATCACCACCACCTGCTTCCGGCTTGAACACATCGACGCCGAAGTTGCGGGCCAGGAGGAGATACTGCTGGTGGGGGAGCATCAGGCGGGGATCGGAGCCGCTGATCTCGTTCTCCAGAAGGTACTGCCGCCCGGTGAACGCGGAGGTCTCCAGCACGGTGGCGGAGGTCTTCATGTTGGCGTCGTAGATGTAGGTCGGCGCAGGCTGGCCCTGCGGCACACCCGTGGGGGAGCCGGCCACGTAGAACTTGCGGGACGCCAGGATGTGCATGATGGCGACACGGCGGGCCTGCAAGCTGCCGAGCGACTGGCCGAGCTGGTGGGTGTACGGCTCCATGACATCGAAGTGGGAGATGAGCTTGTCGATCTCCGCGATGAACACGCTGTCGTAGACCATGTTGTCGAGCGTGATGACGACCTCATTGCTCTCGATAGAGCCGCCGAGGATCAGTTCGCCGGGGAGGTGCTCAGAGGCATCACGCTTGCGCCCGATGATCGGGAAGCTGTCCGCCTTGCCTTCCGTGATGTTCTTGACGAAACGAAGGTCCATGTAGTCCATCGTCTCATCGTAGGTCTGGATGACGAGGCCGCCGAACTCCTGCAAGAACAGGGCGCGGTCGTCTCCGGTGCCCGCCTTTTTGCCAAAGCGGGATGCGGCATCGGTGTAGTCCGACATGTAGTCGTTCTCCTAAGGTTTGTTGGTAGGGAGATTGCGGGTAGTCGCGGGTGCTAAGCTGGTTGCCCAGCGGTGTGGTCGGTCAGCCCTTGCTCTGGGCCTTGAACCACGGGGAGACAGCAGTGCGGGCCCGCAGCTCCCTATGCTTGGCTTCCTGTTCCGCTCCGGGCTTCATGGTGCGGATGGCTGCCAATTCCTTGAGGTATTCCGCCTTGTCGGCGAAAGGTTTGGCGGAGGGGGCTCCCCCGCTCTGGGTGTTGGCCCCGGTGGTGGCCGACTTGGCCGGCGAGGCAGGACGGCGCTGCACCCCGATGCCCGGCTTGGCGGCAGTTGCGGCCTTGCCAGCGGTGCTACCCGTGGCCTTGGCGTAGCGCTCATTCAGCAGTTCGATCTGCTCCGCTGCATCCGCGCCGCCCTTCTTCATGGCCTCGTTGAAGCGGGCCACCTGCTCCTTGGTGTAGCCCCCGGGCTTGCCGTCAGCCTGCGTAGAGGCCCATGCGAGCTTCTTGTTCCAGACCTCCTCGCCACCGGTCACCTCGTCCATGGCCGCCTTGTTCTGGAGGTACTTGGCCTTCTCGCCCTCGATATGGCTGTCCACCATGTCGCGCGTGATGCCCAGCTTGTCCTTGAGCCACTTGTAGGTGCCCTCGTTGGGGCGCTCCGTGGCACCCTCGGGCTTGGCCATGTTGGCCCGTATCTCATCGGCGATGGCCGCAGTGTTGAGGACCTGACCGCCCTCCGCGTCTTCGGAGAGGAACCGCTCGTCATACTTGGCGGCTACCTCCTCGCTGGCCGGGTCGTAGTCTGGGAGGGGCTCGTAGGGCTTGGCCTCACCATCCCCAGCTTCCGGGCCATCCGGGTCTTTGGGCTCCTCGTCCCCGGGCTCCCCCTCTTTGGACTTGCCGTCCTCCGTCTCGTCTGCCGTTTCGAATTCCGTGCCGGTGTGCGCGTTGATGCCCTGCTGCTCCGTGCCCTCGTCGGACACATCAAGCATGACACCATCGGAGGACTTGGTGACCGGCTTCCCGCCCGCGTCCAGCGAGGTCGTTGTGCCGGACCCTGTGCCCACTTCAAGCCTGCCGTCTGCGATGGCCTTCTCGCCAGCGCTTGGGGTATTCTCCTGTTCGCCTGCCATGGTGCTGGCTCCTTATGTGTGGTTTACTGTGTTGGTGGCGGTGTGGTTGGCTGGCCGGGAACACCATTGCCCCCGCCCCTGTCTGCTATGGCCTTGATGCCCGGCCCGATGCCCTTGCTCACGGCTTCCTGCATCATGCCGGCCTGCATCTGCTGCTGGGTGTTCTGGCTTACCTTCTGTGGCGTGAGGATAAGGCCATCGGGCTTGATGCCCTTGTAGGTGGCGTAGCGCTTGGCGAAGTCATTGACGTTCACCTGCTTTACGCCTTCTGGGCCCCACATCTTGGAGATCACAGAGCCCCAATCCAGAAGGTTGTTGGCCTCGATGCTGTCCCCCGTGGCTTCAATGCCGGTGATGACCTCCACCGTCACCTTGTCCTTGGGGAGCCTGAGCTTGGGGTTCCGCTCCTCGTGAAGCACCACGCCCCGCACTATGATGGGCTTCTGGTTGCCATCGGAGATGTTGGTGTAGAGGCCGCCCAGCGCCTTATCCAGCTCTTGGCCGAGCCTCTGGATTTCCTCTGCGGTCACCCTTTCGCCACTTCTCTGTATGGCCGACTGCATGAGGAACGCCGAGGAGAGACGCCGTGCTGCCTGCTCAAGGTTCCCGCCCACGGTGTTGTTGTCGGCGGACTTCTCCGCGCGGAACATCGTGAGGTCCTCAGCGGACCCCGGGAGGATCGATAGGTTTCGGGCCTCACGCACCTGCTTGATGCTGGACTGCGAGCCGGGCTTGTGGAACATCAAGGCCAGCGCTGCGGCTGCCGTAATGTCGTTCATGCCCGATGCTGCGGCCTCCACGGTATACAGGTCGCCCCGGTACATCTCGCAATACGAGGGGCTCCAGTTCCGTCCGGCTGCCTTGATGAGCCACCCAGCGTGCATCACGGGGCTCTCGTAGTCGGTCTCCACCCCAGTGCCCGGAATGTAGTGCCCCTTGTACTCCTCCCAGTAGCGGAAGGACCCATCTGTCTCATCATCACCGCTTGCCGGGGGGATGTACATCTGGGCGCAGTAGAGGTCCACCTCCTGCTCCCACTTGGAGCGATTGGCCTGCTCCTCGCTTGGCTCAGCGCCGGCCTCCTGCATCTTCTCTTCGATGAAGGCCCGTGTGTCGTCATCAAGACCGGCCAGCGAGACACAGACCTTGTGCACGATTGCAAGCTGTAGCCCCGTGGTGGACCTGTGGACCACATAGCTGTCCATGCGGTGCCACGTAGGGCTCCTCCACTTGAGGTGCTTCCACAGGCAGTTGCCCGCTACGATTAGCTGGCGGATGTACTCGATGTAAGCCGAGCGCATCCCTATGGTGTAGAAGGCGGTGGTGTGGGTCAGGGCCAGCCGCATCATGGCTAGCTCTACGTTGGCCCACTGCTCGGGGTCCTGATTGAGGGCCTCCTGAATGTCAGTCTCCTCGGGGAGGAGCCGCAAGCACGGGTGCCCCGGGGGGAACGCCACGTCCGCCAGCTTGGACACCAGAGTGTTGACGCACTGGGCCCCGATGCTCTGGTTGTTGCCGGGGAGGTCATCGCCCTCGATGTAGCCCAGCGGCGGGAACGCGAAGGGAAGCGTTAGCTCCGCCATCTTGCGGGCCATATCCTCCACCGCCTGCCGCCGCCCCGTGAGGCTGTCGTAAAAGGCTTCCGCCTTCATGCCCAAGGAATACTCAGCGCTCTCGCCACCGGCCTCCTCGTGGGGCTCCGTCTCGTCATCTGCGGCCATGGGGCCCTCCGTGTGTGGTGGCTACTTCATGGTCACTTCATGGTGCCCGTGGGGACGGACAGGCCCGCGCCACCGGCAGGGAGAGACGGCGGGGCAGCCGATCGGTCCACCCTGAGGTCCGGGATGCCACCAAAGAGCGTCTGGTCCTCAGCCTTGCGCTGGGCCCCCACCTGCTGTGGGTCGGCGGTCTTCTCGGGCTGGGGCGTGGGGTTCGGGACCTTGGTGTCCGGCGTCTTGGGGAAGAAGCAATATGCGATGCCGTAGCGCTTCATCGTGGCGCTCTCCTTATCGTTAGCGTGGTGTGGTGTGGGGCCCCGCGTTACTGCTGGGCTGTGCTGGCGAGGTCCGCGTGGCCTGCCACGAGGTCTTCATCCTGCTGGCCGCCCAGGTCCGCCTCCTGCTGGTAGTCATTCAGGCGGTTCCGCAGCATCGCCACCAACTCCACCTTGCCGGCGTAACGAAGGTGCTCCTCGGCAGTCTCGTTGCGCTCAAGGCACCGTGGCGGGAACATCTGCTCCAGCTTCTCGATTACCTCAGCGGGGAGGACAGGAAGGTCAGCCGTGATGTCAGGCCCCGCGAGGAAGGCTTGCAGACTGTCGGTCACATGGTTGCGGGGCTTTGCGGGGGCCATTAC